GAGTACGAAAAGCAGATTGACTGGATTCAATCAGAAGTTATGTCCCGTATAGATAATGATGGCGGAAAATTACTGGTAGTGGGCACAAGATTACGCCCCAAGGATTTATATTCCGAACTCCGTGACCCCATGCGTTATCCAGATGAAACTTCTCCTTGGACTTATTTCGCTCAACCTGCGGTATTGGAGTTTTCCGATGACTTTGCTAATTGGGTTACTCTTTGGGCGAAAACGAATATGCCCCCAGTGTCTGGTAATGGTACTCCAGATTCTGAGGGACTCTACGACAAGTGGACAGGTGCGGCGCTCAATCGTAAACGAAGTCGCATGTCACCCAACTTGTGGGCGATGGTTTATCAGCAACAACAGGTACATGAAGATAGCGCTTTCCCACAGGATGCGGTTAAAGGCGTTATTAACGGTGCTCGCAACATTGGCATCATCCCGAAGAATAAGGCAGGCAACAGACTTGCTGGGATGGATGGGCTTGTGGTGGTTGCTGGGCTTGACCCCGCCATGGCTGGGCATACCGCTGCTGTGTGTATTGGTGTGGATGTTTCTACTCAAAAGAGATATGTGTTGGATGTGTCTAACAAACAAGGCATGAAGCCTGATGAGATAAGAGAATTGATTAAAGACTGGACAGATAAATACAAAATCTCTGAGTGGCGTGTTGAAAAAAATGCATTTCAAGCGATGTTAACTCAGGACCGTGAGGTACGAGAATACCTACAAGCAAGGGGTGCGATACTAAAGGAACACCATACTGGAAACAATAAGTGGGATACCGACTTCGGTGTCGCATCCCTTACTACATTGTTTCATGGTTATGAAGAAGGCTTAAACCTTATTGAGTTCCCATCAACGCATCAATCAGAAGGATTAAAGGCTCTTATAGAACAACTGGTTACTTGGTATCCAGAAGCACCAAGAGGACAAAAGACAGACTGTGTTATGGCACTTTGGTTTACCGAACTAGCCTGCCGAGATAGAGTTTCAACTGCAAGCAATTTTGCTCGCAGCCACAGTTATACAAATATGTTTCAAACAAGATACGACAGAAGCCAGCAAGTCACCGTTAACTTAAGTGATTACGCATACAACTAAGATAGGAGGTGAACATGGCACTTACCGTTGAAGAAATTAAGAACTATTATGACCGCTATCGCCGTATGTACGATGACCGTGACCAGCGCATGAATCAAGTTCTCCAAGTTCGTCAAGGCAAGATGCGAGATGTTTACCCAGACCTTTTTCCCGATGGTCCTTTTGAGAATCCTATCGTGGCAAATATGGTGGATATTGCAGCCCGTGATATTGCGGAAGTAATTGCTCCATTACCAGCATTTGGATGTACTTCTACATCTATGGTTTCAGAAACAGCCCGTAAGAAGTCTGATAAGCGTGGCGAGATTGTTAATGGAATTGTTAACTTCTCTGATTTACAGTCACAGATGTTTAATGCTGCAGACCGTTATGTTACCTATGGGTTTGTTCCAGCACAGGTTGAAATTGATATTGATGAGAACATGCCTCGCATTAGATTCTTTGATTCACTAGGAAGTTACCCAGTTATTGACCGTTATGGTCGTGTAACTATGTTCTTCCAACGCATGATGAAGCCAACAGAAGAACTAATGGCTAAGTATCCAGAAGTTGCTCACCTTATTTATGATAAAAATAATACTTCAACCATCTCTGAGATTGTTCGTTTCCATGATAAGGACCAAGATGTTCTATTCATGCCTAATAAAAACAACCTAGTATTAGATAGAGCACCTAACCTAATGGGTGAGTGCTTAATTCGTGTAGTGCAACGACCTTCATTAGATGACCAGTCCCGTGGTCAGTTTGATGATGTACTTGCTATTCAAGTTGCTAAGGCACGCTATGCGCTGCTTTCACTTGAAGCAGCAACCAAAGCAGTACAGGCACCGATTGCGATGCCGCTGGATAGTCAGGAGTTAGCCCTTGGACCTGATGCAATTATGCGTTCCTCCAAACCTAATGAAATTCGCAGAGTCCCACTTGAACTTCCAGGAAATGTGTTCGCTCAGTCACAAGTTCTTGAGCAAGAACTCCGTCTAGGTTCTCGTTTTCCAGATGCCCGAACAGGTAATATTGATGCTTCAATCATTACTGGTCAGGGTGTTAAGGCTCTTATGGGTGGTTTTGATACACAAATCAAGACTGCACACGCTATGTTTGCCCGTACATTTACAGAATTGTTAGCATTAGCGCTAAGAGTTGATGAAAAAGTATTTGGTGATATAGAAAAAGAACTTAAAGGTGTGTACAACGGTACCCCTTATAGTGTTAAATATAAACCAAGTCGTGATATTAACGGTGATTACACCGTAGATGTTCAATATGGACTCATGGCAGGACTTGACCCTAACCGTGCATTGGTCTTTGGACTACAAGCACGAGGTGATAAGTTAATTTCTCGTGATTTCTTACGCCGACAAATGCCTTTCTCTTTCAATGCAACACAAGAAGAACAAAAAGTTGAAACAGAAGAACTCCGTGATGCTATGAAACAAGCAATCGCTTCTTATGCACAAGCAATACCTGCCCTTGCAAGTCAAGGACAAGACCCTTCCGACATCTTACGCAAACTTTCGTATGTAATTAGTGCTCGCCAAAAAGGAACTGCTATTGAAATAGCAATTCAAGAGGCGTTCCAACCTCAGAATCCCGCACCTGCTGCAGCCCCAGGCTCAGTAAGTCCCGAATCTATGGGCATGCCAAGTGAGAGTGCAGCAGGTGGCGGGCAACTTCCAATGGGCATGAGCGAAACTGGTCTTATGCAAGGCGTTGCTCCTGGACAAATTGCTCCAGGTGGTCGCCCCGATGTTCAATCACTTCTCGCTGGTTTAAGTAGCCGTGGAGATGCAAATTTACAAGCAACAGTCGCACGCAGAGTGCCTATCGGATAGGGAAGGAGATAACCATGGCAAATACAAGTACAGCAAAGTATCCAAACAACCAAACTGGCAAGGGCAGCAAGCCTGCTAATCAGGGCGGTGCTGGAAAAGCAAATACAGCAGGACCTGTTAACGCTGGTATGCCTAAGGCTTCTAAGCCTGCTGCATCAACCACTATGTTCACAAAGCAACCATCAGGTACAAGAGGCTCAAAGTAAGTCTTAAACCTGAGCAAGTTTAAAAACTGCTCACTAATTTTAAATACTGACCTTAAATGGAAAGGAGATAACATGCCAAGTGGAGGCGAACGCCCAACTGCATCACAGAATCAATATGCTGTATCAGCAACTGGTGGTAGCGGTAACAAAGGAACTCAACCAGCAAAAGCAATGACTGGTGGACAATACGGCGAAAACAAAGACATGATGGAAATGCAAACATCTGCTCCATTAAATGCTTCTCCAACTTATGCAACAACTCCTTCTATGGGTCGCCCACAATCAGCCCCAACTGGACAACAAATTGTTCCGTTAGATGCACCAACACAACGCCCAGATGAACCAGTTACAACTGGTATTGATGCAGGAGCAGGTGCTGGTAGCGAAGTTATGTATGCAAATGACCAAACTCTGGCAACAGAGGACCGTCAGCGCATGATTACTGCATTGCCAACGCTTTCAATTCTTGCAGAATCTCCTTCCGCCTCTAACGCCTTCCGCAATTATGTTCGTTATTTGCGGAGCGTTCTTTAATGACATTTTTAGATAACCTTGGAAATTTTGCAAGCAACCAATTAAAACAAATAACTAATGAAGTTGGTTGGACTGCGCTAGGAAATGATATTGCATCTATTACAACCAATGATAAATCTTGGACAGGGGATGCATTTCAAATAGCAGGAGATTTATTTAAAGGTTCTCTTGCTGGTGCTACTTACATACCTCGTAAGACACTAGGCGCAGCATTTAATGATGTTCTTCTTCCAGTTGCTCGTACTTCTTACAATGTTGGTGGTAAATATGCTCGTGAACCACTATCTGCAGGGTTACTTGGTTTAGCAACTAGAGATTGGCAAGAGTCTTGGAATCAGCGTGGGGACATTTCCGCTGGACAGGCTGCTGCATATCTACAATCACGCTTTGACCCAACCAAGTCAGCACTTCGCATGGAATTTGATATTTTTGACCCAAATGACCGCAAGGTTTTTGATACTAACTGGGAATATCGCACACTATCAGGTGCCTATGACACCTTCTTTACAACGGTTACTGACCCACTAGGTAAGATTGGTAAGGCTGCTGCCCTTGCTCGCAAGGCTTTAGTTTTACAACCAATGGGTGCAACTGATGCAGGTGTAGCACAATTAACTAAAGATTTCTTAATACCAAGAAGCACACGCAATGTAACTATCCTTTCACCGCAAACCCTTGCCACAAGAATTGATGAGGGTCGTGATGTAAATGGTGGACTTTACAATAGCATGGAGTGGTTTGCTAAAAACGATAAGTTAGCAATCCGTAATCACCCTATGGTTGCTTCATCTAATGATGCCGATACTCTTGCTTACCTACTTGGCGAAGTAAGAACCACAGATGATGTAGCAGATGTGCTACTTGCTACTGCAGTTAAAGACACAGAGGCTATGGCTCGTCTAGTTTTAAAGCGTAAAGACATGGCTTTTGTTATGGATAAATTAAAGCCAGTATCTCAACTTGATAAGCAAGTTATTGACAATATTCCAACCAATGGGATTGTTGATGATGTAAATGTCCTTGATGCTGCTGCAGCACATGTTGATAATGCCATGAACGACCCTTATATTAAGTATTTAACAGGTTTAAACGCAAAAGGTCTTGATTTAACTAAGCGTACATTTGGTACTGCAGCAGCCCAGCGTGGTGCTATTCGCTCTGCTGAACGCCAAACATCTCGTGCATTAGGTGAAACACCATCACCAACTTCATACCCAACGCTTGGTATCTTTCAACCAACTAAGTACCACCCAGTGGTAGCAGTAGTTAATTTTGCAGAACGATGGGCTGGAGAACGCCCTGCTGGTTATTTTAACGCCAACGATTCTGATTCATTTAATGAAATAAAAGCAATGGGTGGCATGCTTCGCCGTGTCGTTGGTAATGAGGCTGCTGCTCCTATTATTTCTCGCCATTATGATGATTTTATTACAGCAGGAGATATTCCTGAGGCTCGTGCTCGTGTAGCAGCATCTCTTGAAGAATTTGGAATTGCTGCAATCAATAAGTCACTTGGTCTTTCTGATGAAACTGGCAAGTACATTTGGGATGCATACAAAGGTCGCCGTAAAGTGGCAATGGATTCAGTCCGTGACCGCAAGTTCTTAATGACCAATGATGACACTATTCTTAAGATTCCTTATCTTGAACGCCAAGGTGCTAACGCACTACCAATGGTTGACTTAGAAAACTATGCTCGTGTTCTTAAAGAAAACAGCGGTTTAATTAAGGCTATTGACGGTAGCCATGGCATTGTTGACCCAGATGAATTTAAATATATTGCTGGAATACTTAACGATATGTGGAAGGCTTCTGTACTTCTACGCCTTGGTTATACAGTGCGAAATGTTGCCGAAGCATCAATGTCTATTCTTGCAAAAGGCTATGGTTTAGTTGCTGCTGCCGAACTAAGCACCGAAGGTGTTAAGAAGTGGTACAACAACCGTGTTATTGGTGTTGAACGCCTAACTGATAAAAACTTAGTATCTAAAGGTTTGCGTGAAGATTCAATTAAACTTCGTCAGCAACTAGCAAGTGTTCAGCAAGACCGTGCACAGATTGCTAGTTTAAACAAAGACATTGATGAACACATGTCTGGTGTTGAACTTGCGTTTAAACGAGGTCAGTTAACCGAAGAACAAATGCTTGAGTTCTTAGATGTTTCCTCATACCGCACAGGCGAATATATGTACCATGGTTCACCTACTGGACTTCGTGGTTTAAACCCTGAACGCCCATTGGCAATGAGTTACTCAGCCGATATTGCAGAGCGTTATGCCGATGCTGGTATGCCAACCATCTCAGCAACTGAGATTCAAAAGCGTTTAACTGGCACTGCTGGTCGTTTGCCCCGCAACATTGAACAGGCTCCTGGTGCGCCTATTGGAACTTCTGGTGTCATTGACCAAATGCCAGAAAGAGATTTTATAGAATATGTACGCCCATGGGTTACTGGTGTTGCTGGATTAGAACAACAACAACTCCGTGGTTATTACTTTAATGAAGATTTGGTTCAAGAGGGGTTAAATCCTTCTGGAGTAAAATGGCTTAAAGGTTTAAAGCGTACCGTTGAGCGTAGTGTTATTCAAAAACCAACAACCGTTTACCGTGGTATTACTGCTGGCGGCACACCATACGAAAATCTAACCGTGGGACAGGTAATTTCTGAAAAAGGATTTACTTCAACAAGTAAAGATATAAATGTTGCAAGTAGTGGTGCTTTTGTTGGAACCCAATCAGGAAATAAACCAACTCTTTTTGAAATTAAATTACCCAAAGGTCACGCTGGCTTAGATATTGAAGCAACTTACAAAGGTTTTGACATTGACCAAACATATACATCTGTTGGTTCAGAGGCTGAGGTTTTACTTCCAGCAGGTGTAAGATTTAGAGTTATTTCTATAGAGAATAAAGAAATTGGGGTTGCTCCTGGCATTGAAGCCCGTGACCGTGGCTCGGTTAGTGGTCGTTTTGTAAAACTTGAAGCAATCAATGCACCAAGAGTTCCGCTTCGCCAAGCATCAGGTGGTCTACAAACTATCGCAGCAGATATGCGTGAAGGTTTTATTAACACTATTGCCAAGGGCAATCAAGTAGAACTTCTTAATCCACAAACTGGTACATGGCGTGGTATTGACCCAGAATCTATTTCTCAAAGACTATTAGTTGAGGGTAAGTTCCGTATCCGTAAGCCAGGTAACCAAGGACAGATTCTTCACTCTAAGGTATTTGGTACTCAAGTAGACCTTCGTTCCAATAATGGAACAGGTACTAAACTTGGTTTAAACGACTACCCAGAACTTAAAAAACTTGGTCTTGATGCCCGTAAACCAGATTCTTGGAAGGGCAAAGAACAAGAACTATTTGATTGGATGCGTGCCAACGGTGTTGGTAAGTTAACACTTCCAGATGTAAAGGCTAATGGTCGTTCTACTATTTTGGTTGACCCAACAATGGTTGAAACTGCAACCAATAAGCCAACTCAAATGCTTGCAAAGCGCCAACTTGATGCTATCCGCAATACTCGTGCAGTAACAAGTAACCAGTCTAAGGTTCTTCAAATGATTCAGTCAACCGTTGAAAACGGTGGAGGAACATTTAAGTTTATGACTGGTGATGTTCCACAAGGTGGCGTTGCTGTAGCGGTTCGTGGTGGTACTTTTCAGTATAGCCTTGATGCTGCCAAAGCAGACCCACAGGCTATGGCTCAACACCTTGCAGAGCACATTGAAAATACGATTGGTAAATTCTCAGAGGCTGACCACTTTGGAACTTGGGTTGCACCCGCCGAAGATGGTACTATGCATATCTGGGCTGAACCAGTTAATGTAATGAAGAATCGTGCAGAGGCTATTAAGGTCGGCAAAGTCAGAAACCAAAAGGCTGTCTTTGATTTAGATACTTTTGAAGAAATTAAAACAGGAGGAACAGGCGATGTTGGAGCAAGCGCAAACTTTGCATTGGGTCAAGGCACCCAAGCAGTTCGGTCAAATGTCACCAGAGGAACGCAAGGTGTACGCCCAGAACTTAGCGAATCAAATCGTGCAGCAAGCCTTAGCGAACTCGCAACCCGTGTCGGAAACGGAAAATATCCAACCGATGGCATAGTTAATCTTGTCCGTGAATTATCGGATAGAGATGCTCTTATTAGAGCAAACCATGAAAATTTACTTGCCCGTCTTGATGCTCGTGTGGTTGAAGAAAGCCGTTTAAACGCACCAAAGCAAATGCTTGGTACTGGCATGCGTAGAACAAAACTTTACGATGGCACAGTTATAGAACATAGCGATGCATTTGAAGGCGAACTTGGTTCAATCCTTGCACAACGCACTGACAATGCTGATACCTATAAGTTAATGGCTGATGCCCCATCACAATTATTTGCAGCACGCTATGGCAACATGGAAGAAATACGCTTAACCTCAAGCGACCCACGCTATTTTAATGGTTATGCTAACTTCCTTAATAACTTCTTCCGTTCACCTACGGAAAATAAGATTGACCCAGTTATTGAAATGTTTTTAAATAACATGACTCCAGAGGCTGCTGTTAACTGGCTTCGCAAAGACCCAAAGGGTATTGCTTATGCCGAAAAAATGAACATTGATGATAAAGCATTTAAGGTAGCAAGTAAGCGCCTTAATATTGGAACCGATGCTGAGGACTTTGTAGGAAACCTACACAGTGCCTACCAACGCTACCTTCCAGATGCTGAAATTCAAGAAGCCTTCCGTGCTAATCAACTTGATGAGATGTGGCTTCGTACACACTTTGCAGACCAACCAGCAATGCCAGACATTGTTGGTAGCACAATTCCAGTTGGACAAAGAGTTAAATTTGGAAGCGCTGCGGGGTATCAAAAGTTTGTAGAAAAAGCATTTTACTTCCTTGGTTCATTGCCTGAAACAACACTTGCTCGTCACCCATTGGCTCGTGCTGTATATCGTAGTGAGATGCAACAGCGTGGCAACATTGCCCTTTCGCTTAAGCGCTCACAACTTGATAACCCTAAAGCAGAATTAACACTTGATGAAATCAATGGGCTTCGTAAAGATGCAGTTGAGTCAACTCGTAAAGAAGTAAACAAAACTCTCTTTACTATTGTTCGCAAATCATACGCTGGTGAAAAGATGCGTTACATCATGCCGTTCTTTAACGCATGGGAAAACACCGTTCGCCGTTGGGCAACTCTTTCAAAAGATAACCCAGTTGCTATTGCCAAGGCTGGTCAGATTACTGCAACCCTTAGTAACCAGAACAATGTTGTAGACAGAGATGGAAACATTGCAACTACATTTAGTTATGACAATGTAATTGTCCTACCTATGCCTGAAACATTTATGAAAACCATGGAAAGAATCCCTGGTGGTGATGGACTTGCTGCTGCTATTCGTAGCGCTGGCGGTCAAGTAAGTATTCCAATTCGCTCCCTTGATGTTATGTTTCAAGGTGAAGCAACTGCTGGATTTGGTCCAATCGTTGCACTGCCTGCTGGTGAATTAGAAAAAATGCGCCCAGATTTTGAAAGCATCCTTTCTCCAGTTATTCCTTTTGGTCCACAAGAAGGTAATATATTTCAAGCAAGCGTAAAATCAATATTACCACCGTACTTACAAAAGGCTGCACAAACTTGGTCAGCCACTCGTGATGGTCAATGGTCAAGAACATTTAATACCGTTTATCGTTATGAGTTGATTAAATATAAACTTGGTGAGCGTTCTACTGAGCCTACATTTGAGGATATACAAAGACTTACAAATGACATGTATAGAGTTAAGATGCTTTCTAACCTTATACTTCCTTTTGCTGCACAGTACGATTCACCATTGAGTTGGTACACACAGCAATACCGTAAATTACAGCAAACATACGGCATGAAGGCTGATGCTTTATTCCTCCAGATGTATCCTGAAATGGCAGAGGCAACAATCTCTGCTTCTATGAATAACACTGGTGTTAGCGCATCACAAAAAGCAGTTACAAATATTCAAAAATACAAGGGCTTACTTTCAAAGATTGGCACAACCACTCCTGAAATGATTGGCTTTGTTGTCAATGACCCTTCTGGTAAATATGATTTTAGTAATGCTGCATACCAATGGCAGATGCGTAACAGTCCAGTACCTGGTTCAACCACTAACTTCCGTGGTCAGCGTGACCCAGCACTTCTTAAGCAAGATGCTAACAAGAAATCAGGGTGGATTGATTACCGTAAGGGTATGGATTATCTTGACTCACAACTTTACGGTCAAGGATTCCAGTCTTACTCAGAGTCTGGTGCCGAAGAATTAAACCTTATGAAACAAATGTATACTCAGCAATTAGCACAGACAAACAAAGACTGGGCTGCTGATTTCTACAGTGTAGATAAAGGTAAATGGATTTACCGTATGCAAACAATTAAGACAATTCTTACAGACCCAACATGGGTTAAGGATAATGCAAGTCGCCCTATTGTTAACCAAATAGCAATCTATTACAATACTCGTACACAGATTGCTCGTGAATTAGCAAGTAGAAAAGCAGGCGGTGGAGCAGCATCCCTTGAGGCTAAAGATAATGATGATTTAAATAGGCTTTGGATGAACACGGTTGCAACCCTGCGACAAGAATCAGGCGGAGAGTTTGATGCTTTCTACCAACGATTCTTACAAAATGACCCTGTGACTTTGGGATAGGACTATGACAGATAAAGAAAAATATAACTTCTTAAAGAAGATGCATCCTGATAAGTCAGAAACCGAAATTGTTGCTGCGGTTAAAGATTTTAAAGTCCTTGAAAGCGGCATGGCTAGCGCACAAATTGCTAAAGCATTGTTAAAGTTTGGGCAATCTATTTTTGCTAAGAAGGCTGCAACCGAGGGTGTCAAGGCTGCTACCAAGTTTGGCAAAACAAAAAAGGTTGTCGCTGGTTCAGCAATTCTTTACGGTGGCAGCAAGGCTGCTGGTTCTTTTGGCGGTGGCGATAACAAAGATACAACTGATACCACTGGAAATACCCAAGCAGAACTTGATATGGCTAATGCCGTTGCTGCTGCTAACGCTGCAGGACTTGATGTTAACGCACTTCTTGCAAGTCCAGGTGGAACACAATTAAATCTTAACTCCAATAACCTTGGAGCGTTTATGGCTAAGTTTGGCGCAGATGCCACTGGCTATGTAGGTATTGGTAATGTTGGAATCTTTACTGGAGTAGAAACACCAACCTCAACACCCCGCCGCAAATTTGGTGGCACAATTACTGGTACGAAAAAAGAATTAGTACAACTTCCAGACTGGAACAAAATGTTTCCAGTAGATGCAGCAGGACTTGCTTCTGCAAAACAAAAGTTTGTTAGTGCTGGTGTGCTTTCACCCACAGATGGAATAGATAAACTTAAATCAGCATGGGATGCCTACGGCAAAATGTCTTTAGAGTACAGCCGTGCTGGTCATACCGTTAGCCCGTGGGATTTGCTTGCCCTTCAAAAAGGATTAAGCGGTAGCGGAAGTCAAACCACTACAACCATTGATACAAGCCCAATGGCTGAACAAGATGTAAAAACTCTCCTTAAGCGCCAACTATCTGCATCACTTGGTTTAACCAATATTGATGATAAAGCCTTTAATACTTTTCTTAAACAAGTTCGTGCTAAAGAAGCAAAGAATCCAAACAAGACAGTACGCACAACTACTGGAAATACCACTAAGGTTAAAACAACACCAGGTTATGGTCAGTCAGATGTTCTTGCAGATGCTGAGGCTTATGCAAAGCAAGACCCACGATACGCAGAGTTCCAAACAGCAGATGTGTTTGGTAATGCTCTGGTCAAAGCGTTAGGACTTAAATCGTAATGGCAATGGAATCAATCGGCGGTATCCTTTACTCAAACGGTAAACCATTTACTGGTGAATACGGTGGCAAGAAATATAATTCTGGTCTTGTAGAAACAGAAGCGCCTCCAATGGCAACTTGGATTATTACTGCGCTTTCAACTATTCCTGAACTTAATGCTGTTTACCAAAAAGTTCGCAACGCTGACGGCTCATTTAAATATGATGCTGCAACTATAGCCACAATGATTAACGACACCGATTGGTACCGTTTAAACGGAGCAACGGTGGCTCAAAAGTTATTAGACCGTATCAAGGGTGGCGAGAACGCTTACCGTGAAGGTGTCAACGAGTATCGCCAAATAGTTTCCAAAACTGCTACAGAACTTGGCTTAGATGCATCTGACCCAATGGTATCTAACTACCTTGCAGCCTTAGGTGAAAACGCATATTTACACAACTGGACTCCATCACAACTTGAAGGTGTTATTACAAGTAACACTGAGATTGTTAAAAAGATTAAGGGTGGATTGTATTCATCTCAGGCAAACAATATTGCTGACTATGCCAATACCATGGGTGGAGTTGTATCTGCTGGAGATATGACAAACTATACACAACGCCTATTAGGTCTTACAGATAAAAACGGTGTTCGTGTTCGTTCATCTGTTGATGATATTAAATCAGAGATTCGTAAGAACACTGCCACTAAATATGGTGTCTTTGCTGACCAAATAAATGCTGGTGTAAGCCTTTGGGATTTAACATCTAACTACCGTCAAAAGGTTGCAGATTTACTTGAGGTAGACCCTGACACCATTAAGTGGGATGACCCACTATTTAAAGATGGAAAGATTTTTCAATCTGTTGACCCTAAAGACCCAAGCAAGATTATTGCTCGCCCATTATGGGAAGCAGCAAAAATGATTAAAGCAGATGAGCGCTGGCAGTACACAAAAAATGCTGATGAAACTTATATGGGTTATGGCAAAGCAATGTTAACTAAGTTTGGGAGGGTCGCATAATGGCAGTCCCAGATAAAACAAGACCAGATACAGCCGTTAGAGTTGAAAAAGGCGATACCCTTAGTGAAATTGCTAGAGATGCTGGCATTAGCCTTAAAACACTTTATGAGTTAAATCCAAAGTTTAAATCTGACCCTAAGTATGACGGCGGCAATATGATTTTCAGCAATACGCTGGTTAATCTTGCCCCTCCAACAAAGGTTGCAACTCCCGTTGTGGCTAAAGCAGAACCAAAGGTTGAGCCTAAAGTTGAACCCAAAGTTGAACCAGAACCAAAGCCAGAGCCAAAACCTGAACCTGAACCAGAACCTGAGCCAAAACCAGAACCAAAGCCAGAGCCAAAAGGTGAGGGTGCTAATACAGACCAAGGTGCAGCAGTTGGTGGCAAAGGCGCTCCTAACCCAGCACCTACTCAGGTAGATGGTGGAGGAGCCACTGGTGGCATGCCAGGGGGCGCTACAGCCTTCTCTGGTGGCTTTACACAGGCTGACATTGATAAGGCGTTTAAAGCGGGTGAGGCAACAGCAGCCAAGGTTGCAGCAGATAATATTTATGCCAACAAGGTTAAGGCTTCTGATAAGTTAGTTACTCTTTTTAAGAGTCAGGGCATTGATGATGCTGGCTTTGCTAAGTTTATTAACGATAGCATTATGAACGATGTTTCCGAAGCACAAACACTTATTGAGATTTATGACCAACCAGTATACAAAACACGCTTTCCTGGTATGGCTTCACTTCGTACAAAGAACCGTACAATTACAGAAGATGCTTATATGAAACTTGAAAACCAAATGGTTCAAACTCTTAAGTTTTTTGATTTGCCAGTTGGTTTTTATGATAACCGTGATATGCTTGGTAAAATCATTGGCAATGAAGTATCTGCCAAAGAAGTACAAGATAGAGCACAGGCTGCACAAGATTTGGTTAAAACTACTAATCCAGAGATTCGCACAGCCCTTAAAGAGTTCTACAATATTGGCGAAGGTGACATTACTGCCAACTTCCTTAATGGAGATTTGGCTGGACCATTGCTTCTTAAGCAAGCACGAGCAGCAGAAATTGCTGGTATTGCAAAGGTAGCAGGATTTAGTAAGTTTACAAATACAGAGGCTCAAGGACTTGCAGAACGAGATGTTTACAAAAACCTAAGCCTAACTGATTTGACCGCTGGCATTGGTAAAGCAGGCACACTTGCTGACACCCAACGCAGACTTGCTTATATTGAACAAGGAACTTACTCAGATAGAGAAGCCTTACAAGCAAGCGTTGAATCTGACCAACAGGCAATACTTGCATCGCAACGCAGAGCATCTCGTGAAACTGCACGCTTTAGCGGCAGTAGTGGATTAGGTTCCGCATCACTTAAGACAGGCAGCGAAGGCAACATATAAAAGACTCCCCCTCTGATAGACCAGCCCAGGGGGGCGTAATAGTCTGGTAGCAATAGCCAACATGGTTTCCCCGAATCGTGTTTGTGGATTGCGAATACAACTAACAAGGGAGATAGGTAGATGGCTACCATATATGACGAAGATGATGACTTCTTAGATGAGGACCAACCTCAGGATGTCGTTAAGCAACTACGCAAAGTAAATCGTACGCTTGAAAAGCGTTTGAAAGACCTTGAAGTAGAGGCAACCACACTAAAGAATCAAACTCGTCAGCGCACCGTAAAGGATGTACTGACAGCAAAGGGTATCAACCCAAAGGTCGCAGCATTTATACCTCAGGATATTGACATTACTGAGGAAGCCGTTTCAACATGGCTAAATGAATACGGCGATGTATTTGGTGTTCAGCAAGAGTCTACACAAGGCGAGAGCCAGGCTCAGAACCCTGCACTACAGGCACAGCGCCGAATCAATGAAGTTGTTTCAACAGGAACTCCACCAGGAGTTGATGAAGATTCAATGTCTAAAATTCTTAACGCTAAAAGTGCCGCAGAACTCAGTGCATTACTCGGTGTTTCAGTTTCATAACTCAAACTACCAATCACCAGGAGGTGAACACACATGGCATACAAAGATTCGTCAGCACTCGCTGGCTTAATCAAAACAGCGTATGACCGCTATGTAGAGTTTGCGCTTCGTTCACAGCCACTGATTCGTTCAGTAGCCGACAAGCGCCCTGCTCAACAGGCAATGCCAGGTTCAAGTGTTGTATTCTCAATTTACAACGACTTGGCAGCAGTAACTTCTGCTCTATCGTCAGAAACAACTGACCCAGATGCAGTAGCACTTTCAGATGTAACTACAGTTTCAGTGACTCTTGCCGAATACGGTAACGCTTCACTTGTAACTCGTAAGTTGCAACTGTTCTCACTATCAGATGTTGACCCTGCAGTTGCAGACATCATCGCTTACAACATGGCAGACTCGCTAGACAAGTTGGCTATGGAAACACTGCGTGCTGGAACAAATGTTATCTATTCCGCATCTTCAACCGCTCGCACATCAACTGCTACAATAACAGCAACAGATATAATCACTGCTGCTAATATCCGTAAGGCAGTTGCAAAACTTCGTGCAAATAAGGCTGTTCCTCGTGAGGGAAGTCTTTACTGGACAGGTATCCACCCAGAAATTTCACACGACCTTCGTGCTGAAACTGGCGCTGGTGGCTGGCTAGACATGCACAAGTATGCAGAAACAGGTCAGGGACAATTCTGGGCTGGAAACATTGGAACCTACGAAGGTGCAATGTTTATTGAAACACCTCGCTTATACCGTGGCGTAGATGGTGCTGACCAGTCAACACTTGCTACAACTGCTGTAACAGTTGCTGGTACCGCAACAGGCTTCACCTTTGGTGTTGCTTCTTCATCTGTAATCGCTACTTCTGCAGAAGCAGGAGATAAGATTTCAGGTACAGGTATTGCTTCTACTGCAAAGATTTCATCTTTGTCTACAACAGGTTCAACAACCACAATCACCGTAGATGTTGCTAACACAGCAGCAGTTACAGCGACAACAGTTGTTACAGTTACTCCAGTAACTGCTGTTTACCGCACAATCGTTGCTGGTAAGCAAGCACTTGCTGAGGCAGTAGCACAAGAGCCAAATGTAATCATTGGACCAGTCACAGACCGTTTACTTCGTTTCCGACCAATCGGTTGGTACGGCGTACTTGGCTTTGCTCGTTACCGTGAGGCTGCTATGTACAGAATTGAATCTTCTTCTTCAATCCAGGCATAGTTAAATAATAGTTGAGGGGGCGGGGCAACTCGCCCTCTCTCTATAAAACAGGAGGAACAATGGCTGAATATTTATTTGTGACACCATCGGTTGCAGAAACACCCGCAGGGTGGCACCGCCTCTTTGAACGCTATTCAATTAACCGTGGCATAACAGTAATGATGATTGATGGAGTTTACTCCTCATATCGCTTCCCTTCACAAACTGAAACATTGCAAGCCCAAGAAGTTTATATGGGTGGACACAGTTATGTTATTGACGAAAACACAAAGACTCGTCTAACCACCGCTGCCATTGGTGGCACTTACGGAGATTACATAACAGCAATATGAACCTACATCAAATTAGAACCCATCCAGATTTTGTTGAAGGATGCTTTGGTTGTAAACTAGGAACACTCCAATTATCCCCAGGAGATGCTGGTAGAGCAGATTCTATGTCTGACAAAAAGTGGAACGCAGAGTTAAACCTCTACAAGTCTGCTCGTGAGCAAGGCATACAACCAGCAGGTACTTCTACTAAGCAAATACAAAAAGCAATAGATGATTCAAACAAAGTAGGTAAAGCCTACGATGCAAACACTAATGGTTTTAAGGGGTAAACATGACTGCCATTGTAGGTATTCAGGGAAAAGGCTGGGCAGTAGTAGCAGCAGATTCCATGACTACCTATGATGACAAACCGTACTATGCAAAAGGTATGGATAAGGTTGTTAAGAAAGGTGACTATGTATTTGCCTTTTCAGGCGATGCCATTGCAGGTAACATAGCAAACTTTCTTTGGACACCACCTAAAGTAATTAAATCAATATCAATAGATATATTTATGCAGACCAAAGTCTTACCCTCTCTGCGTGATGCTATGAAAGAAAATGGATACGAGCCAGATACAGTCAAGAATCCAGATGCTGGCTTTGATGCTCTTATCTGTTTAAACGGAATCATCTATGAAGTAGACCAGGATTATCTTTGGTCACGAGATGACCGTGGCTTATACGCAGTTGGTAGCGGAGGAAGCCTAGCCCTTGGTGCACTAGCCACTGGCTTTAGTAAGAACTCTATGAAGGCGGCAGAGTTTGCTGCTCGTAGAGCAATCAAGATTTCTGCTGACTACAACATAAGTGTCGGTGGAGATATAAAAGTAATCACTCAAAGGGGAAATATAATGCCAGCAATGAAGAAAAAGGCTACACCAGCAATGAAGAAAAAGGCTTATGCAATGGCTGAAAAGGCTGAACCAAAATCTGCAAAAGCAAAAGAAATGAAAAAGGGCATGTCAATGCTTATGAAGAAAAAAGGTATGTAAATGTGTGCAATATGCGGATGTGGAACGAGCACAGTTAATGCAGACCTCAATTATGGAACAGTTGACCCGTATGGCATCCCTGCCCCTGAGGTCAATAATCCAACTACTCTCGGTGAAAAGTAACCAGGAACCCACATGGCAAAATCACCAGCATGGCAGCGTAAAGAAGGCAAATCCCCCACAGGAGGATTAAATGCAAAAGGTCGTGCATCTGCTAAGGCTCAAGGTTCAAACCTAAAGCCACCTGTTAAGGCTGGCGACAACCCACGCAGAGCAAGTTTTCTTGCACGCATGGGTGGCATGCCTGGACCTGAGCGTAAACCTAATGGTGACCCTACTCGCTTGTTGCTATCGCTTCAAGCGTGGGGTGCATCATCAAAGTCAGATGCTAAATCAAAGGCTGCTGCTATCAGCAAGCGGAATAAAGGAAAAAAATAATGGCTAAGAAAAAAGAAGTATGGGATACGCCTAATCCTAAGAAAAAATCAACACCATTATCACCTGCCGCTAAAGCATCAGCCAAGGCTGCTGCTAAAAAGGCTGGTAGAAAATATCCCAATCTTGTAGACAACATGAGAGCGGCACAAAGGAAAGGCAAATAACTATGGCAACAGGATATGCAGGAAGTACATTGGTAGCAGAGTTAAATCGTCTTGCTAATTCTGGAACATACCCAGCCCGTACCAATTTCTTAGAAGCCCAAGGAGCAGCAAACAAATGGGCTGGAACTACTGGTTTAGGAATAATTGCTGCACTTAACTACAAGGTTAGTTCTGCTCGCACTAGAGATAATTTTAAAGATTTAAATGCAGTATGTAATGAACTTGCTAGTACCACTGGCAAAGAAGCAGCATCGGCGTTAAGGAGCATTGACCTCTAATGGCTACTCTTGAAGAACTTACTGACCGTATAGATACATTGCTACATGGTTACAGTTTAAACATGGAATCAACCTCATGGTTGACTTCTGCAGTAACCAATACAACAACTACAAGTATTTCGGTTAATGATGCCAATGTTGTAAGCCGTGGGTATATCCAAATTGATGATGAAATCATCTATGTTAACTCAACTAACAATATTGATAATATTTTAACAATACCACCTTGGGGTCGTGGACAGCGTGGCACCGTTGCTGCAGTTCATAGCAACTCCGCAAAGGTTTTAGTTGCCCCACTATTCCCACGCTATGAAATTAAGCGTGCCATCAATGACACTATCAACTCAATGTATCCATCAATCTTTGCCATTGCTCAATATCAATTTTCATTTGTTGCTGCCCGTACTACCTATGATATTCCAGATGCAGTACAAAATGTACTATCTGTAAGTCATCAGGTTATTGGTCCATCTAAAGAGTGGCTACCTGTGCGTGCATGGCAACTAGATAGAACCGCAAATCCAACAGCCTTTGGCGATGGTACTAACTTTGGACACTCACTTGGTATTTACTCACAGGTAGTTCCTGGTCGCACCGTCAATGTGGCTTACTCAAAGCGCCCAACAGTATTTGATTTAACAACAGCAACTAGCCAAGAGTATTCAACTATCACTGGCATGCCTGACTACTCAGAAGATGTAGTTGTATATGGCGCAGCCTTTCGTATGATTTCCTTTCTTGACCCATCACGCTTGGGTGCATTATCTGCAGAAGCAGATGTACTTGACAATCAGCGTGGAGCACGAAGTGGTGAAAACGCAGCACGCTTCTTGTTCAATATCTACAACACTCGTTTAAACGAAGTGGCGGAGAACCAACGCCGTCAATTCCCTATTCGTTCACACTATCAGAGATAGCAGGTAAACCATGGCAGCAGGCGACCCAGGCACTAAGAAGCGGAACTATTCCGCAACGGCGGTAGAAACAAAACTTAGCGCTTCTATTCCATCAGCATCGGCAAACGATGTAACAACAGGCGTTGGTGTTCTCTCAATCAGCGGTTTTCCTGGAACTTTTCCATACACACTTATCCTTGACCCAGATACTTCTAAAGAAGAAGTAGTAACGGTTACATCAGGTTCTTCTACTACCCTTGTAATAACTCGTGGACAAGATAGCACTACTGCTTTTGCTCACGCATCAGGTGCTGCAGTACGCCATGGTATATCTGCTCGTGAGTTTAGAGAATTACAGACACACATTTCTGCCCGTGGCGTAGATACAGATACTGCGTTACTTTCGGGTGTTGATACACATGTTCACGGTATTGTTACTGGCGAAGGTGATGTAGTTGGTACGGCAAAGACTCAAACTCTTACTAATAAAACTATTGGTTCAGGTGGTCTTGCATTTGAGGGTACAACAACTGATGGATTTGATACAACCCTTACTGTTGTAGACCCAACTGCAAATAGAACAATTACTTTTCCTAACACTACTGGAACCGTAGCAATCCTTGATGCTAGTCAAACATTTACTAATAAAACTTTAACAAGTCCTACAATTTCAGGTAGCCCAGTTATTACTGGTCTTTCATCTGCTGGTATGTCTGCATCATCTGCTGCCCCTAAAGATTATGTAGATGCAATCCTTGGCTCAGCCACCTCAGCATCTACTTCTGCTACTAGCGCTGCAACCAGTGCCACTAGCGCAGCAACATCAGCATCTTCTGCATTAACTTCTGCCACAAGTGCAGCAGCAAGTGCATTAGCGGCAACTACTAGCGCTACAAGTGCTACAACATCTGCATCTTCTGCTCTTACATCAGCAACATCTGCTACTACCTCTGCTACAAGTGCAGCAACAAGTGCTTCTTCTGCAACAACACAAGCAACGGCAGCAACTACTAGCGCTACTTCTGCAGCAGCAAGTGCATCTGCTGCTTCAACTTCTGCAACCTCTGCTGCCGCAAGTGCATTAGCAGCAACTACTAGCGCAGCCAGTGCAACAACTTCTGCATCATCGGCATTAACATCTGCCACAAGTGCGGCAACATCTGCAACATCAGCAGCAGCAGCAATAACAACAATTACAGATTTAACTGGTGCTGGTCTTGTTCGTGATATGGGTTCTATTGTAGATGCAGACACAACAACAACAACATATATTAACATTGCAACAGTGCAAGCAGCAGCAACAACATCTGCTACTTCTGCTTCTACCAGTGCTACTTCTGCTGCAACTAGCGCTACAAGCGCAGCAGCAAGTGCAACGGCTGCTGCAACATCAGCAACATCGGCTGCTGCATCAGCAACTGCTGCTGCTACATCCGCTTCATCTGCTTCTGCATCAGCAAGTGCAGCAGCAAGTTACACCCCCGCTATCACCGCAGGTGTTAATGGGTACTTTTTAACCAATAACGGAACCTCCGCTTCTTGGACTAGCCTCTCAGATTGGGGAACAGTATAATGGCATTTGCCTTTCAACGCCGTAGGGGTACAACCTCTGCGCACTCAACCTTTACTGGTCTATTAGGTGAACTCACCGTAGATACAGATAAGAAAACCGTAGTAGTTCATGATGGTTCCTTAGCAGGTGGATACCCTCTTGTTGGTAAAACAACAACAGATACTCTTACTAACAAAACATTAACAAGTCCAACAATCAATACAGCAACTAATGTTGGTCTTAACTCATCTAATGTTGCGACTGGAACTTTATCCGATAACATAATTAGAGGTTTAAACGAAGATGTAAATATTGTGGCTTCTGCTGCAACTGGAACAATCAATTTCAATGTTGGTACTGCTTCAATTTGGTATTACACAACAAACGCAACAGCAAACCATACTTTAAACTTTAGGTATTCAGCCACTGTTTCATTAAATACTTTTATGAATACGGGTGATTCACTTACTGTTGTTTGGCTTAATACCAATGGTGCAACTGCTTACTATCCAAGCGCATTTCAAATTGATGGTTCTTCTGTAACACCAAAGGTTCCAGCAGCAATTTCGGCTGGTAACGCATCATCTATTGATGCATACTCATTTACCATTGTTAAGACAGCATCAGCAACATTTACAGTTTTTGAAACACAAACCAAGTTTGCCTAATAAGGAGATTTAATAATGCCAATTATCAGTACATTAGCAGGAGGCTCAGCCAGAGGCTTGGGCGGTATGAGAACTTTTACATCCGCTGCGTTAACGCTCATTGATGACCTGTTAATTGTTGCAGGCGGTGGCGGTGGTGGTAATAATGGACCAACTGCTTCACAAGGTTGCGGCGGTGGTGGTGCTGGTGGATATAGAACTTTTGCTAATGTTTCAGTAAGCCCATCTACTGCTTATTCAATTGTTGTAGGTGCTGGTGGTCCAGGTGTTAATGATAGTACCGCTAGCACTAGAAATGGAGTTGATTCGTCAGGTTTTACTTATTCCGCTTCAGGCGGTGGCGGTGGTGGTGGTGGTAGTGAAGCAGGAAATAATGGCGGTTCAGGTGGTGGTGGCGGTAGAAATAGCGGTGCTGGTGGTGCTGGTAATGCTGGTTCTTACTCACCAGTAGAAGGTTTTATTGGTGGCGCTGGTGGCGCCCTTCAATCTGGTTCCACAGGTTTCGGTGGCGGTGGCGGTGGCGCAAGTCAGGCTGGTAGTGCAGGTGGCGCACC